CAATAAAATCTGCTGCTTGGTTTTGATCATGAAAATATTGCATAATAATTTTATCCATGTCATATATGTGTTGCATAAAAACTAGAATCTGTTTATTCTTATACACCGATACCTTGAGCATCCAATTCCCTCTGCGAACCAGAAAGAAAGATATTAGGTTTGGTGTTAGTTTTGCTTTCATCATAACAAGTATTTAGGGAGAGCCGAAACTCTCCCTAATTGCTATGATTACTTAATCTTACCTACTTTGTAAGTTCTGAATGCTTGGATTCCTTCAGACAAATTAAAGATAGTATTCTTAAAGAGTTTCAGCAGCTTTGTCATAAGCATTCTCCTGCAATAGTTCTTTACCCTTGCGAGACTTTACTTGAATCTTCTTCGGTTTCTTTTCTTCTGGAATCAAACGCTCCAAGAAGATCTTAAGCATACCATTGAACATCTCAGCGTCTTTAACTTCGATGTGGTCATCGATAGCAAAAGAACGAGTGAAGGCACGATTAGCGATTCCACGGAACAAGAAGTTCTCTGGAGTCTCGTCAGCTTTAATGTTGCCACGAACTACTAACTTACCATCTTCCATCTCGATATCAATGTCAGTCTGACCGAAACCAGCTACAGCCAATTCAATGGTGTAGTTGTTGTCATCATGCTTGATGATATTGTATGGAGGATAGTTTGGAATGTTCTTGGTCAGGTCTTCATGCATTTTCTGCATGCGAGCCATTGGCTCTTCGAATCCAACAAAGAAACGATCAAAGTCCTTGAATCCTGGACCAAATAATGCTAAGTTTGTCATAGTCTCCTCCTTACTCTTTGGCAAATGCTTTCTTCGCATCAAAGGTGTATGCTGCCATACCCAATGCACTGAAGAAGTCGCTGTACGATTTAACCACGTTCTTCGCAAGGGAAGACTGTGCAGCGATAAAAGTATTGAGAGGTTTTTTGAGTTCTTCGTTTTTGACGTATGTCTCAACGAATTTAGTTTTGATTCCTTGGAAAGAATCGATGGCTGTGTTAATGTTATTCAACATTGTTTTGCTCCTATTAAGCGAGTTAGAAAAACTCTCAAGCAATTCCCCGAAGGCAAATTGATGAGAGCCGTATTAAAATGCTGGTTACGATTCCAGCGACATCGTGCGTCATGTCCGCTTTATAACGCTTCGTTTCTTAGCGGTCCTAAGGTGAAGCCAATACGTATTCTATTTAGCGATTAGCAATGTACATTGTGATTTCAAAACCAAAACGCATATCGCTTGCTGCTGGGGTAGTCCACTTCATAGTTATCTCCTAGGTATATGTCCGATATGGACATAACTACTTAGCTTCTATTGAACACTAAGTCCCTAATGGAAATCATTAAAATAGACTAATGAAAACCCTTACGCTGCTGGGGCTGCTGGTTTTGTGGCTTCAACTTGCTTGGCGATTTCCTCAGCTTGGGGATCTCCCTGCGATTTAATCTTACCAATCAAAGAAACTACTTCTTCAAAAGGATGCTTACCCAACACACGCAAAACTGTGTTTACTTCTTCAATGCTCAGATCAAGTTTGATCATAGTTAAATTCCTCATGTAAAATTATTTAGTCTTCTTACCAATGTTATATTTAGGAACAAGTTCCCAGTCCTCTTTCTCTTTATAAGAAACTACCTTAATCTGAGAAAGAGATGCCTTTGGTTCTGCTTTGGTTGGAGTTATAATTTTTAATAACTCCCAATCCTGAAGCAGTCCTGCTATAGCATTCCTACGTTCAATATCGCCTGATGTGATATTGGATTCTTTTCCATCAAGTGCAAAGAGTTCTTTGAAGTGCACTATGAAGTATCTACCCTGCTTGTGTAAGATGTGGCAGGATTGAAATAGTTTTTGTTCTTTTCTGGAAGCGATGCCGATGCGGGTAAGTGTCTCGCGAACTTTGAGAAAGTTGTCTGGTTCGGGTAGTGTCACTTCAAGCATGGACTCTGCGGTCCAGTCGTAATAAATCATTTCAACAGTCATTATTTTCCACCTTTTTGTAATTTTTGTTCAATTATGCTCAATTGCTCTTCAGAAAGGACGCTCAATGCCTCTTTCGCCTTCTCAAAAGAATAACCGTAGTATTCCTTAATGAGTTGAAGAGATTTAGTCTCGGCATCTTTCTTCGCCCATTTACTAAACCTTTTCTTCTTAGGTATAGTATTTAGGAAATAGTGAAATTGCCAAGACCTCGGAATCGCTGGGTAACGATTCATCTGATTAGCATAAAGAACAGTGTCATGGAAATATGACAAACCCCTGTTCACCATGAAGGGAGAGTAGTCTTTCTCTGCCTGTGGATCTTCAAAAAGATTCTTCTTGTTATCGTTGATTGCATTTAAAAAATCAAATGGACTCATTTGAAACCTACTTCTTGTAGGTTACTATTGTTTGCCGCAAACTTCTTACCTGGATATCGCTTCGTTAGATTTTCTTCTAGCTCGTTTCTTGAAGTTCCCTGAGCCATGAAGGTGCCACATCCTTGCTGGTATACGTAGAATTTATCGTCATGATATTCAATTTTAATGGGAATCAAGTTCTCCATTTCCTCTTCTTGTTCATGAATCTGCATCTGATTAAAAATACGATTCATTCTATTCAAAGCAAGCCACTCTCTAGCTATCCATCCTAAAACAAACCCACCAACCAATATTAGAAACTCTTCCATGACCAGTCCTCATTTGAATTTACAGTTGGCCATAACTTCGGTCAACGCTGCCATAGTATTTAGTTCATGATCAGCAACGAATGCTGCCTTGTACTGATACTCTGCCAATGTAATGACCAGTTGAGGAATGCTTTGTGGTTCAAGTAGAGTGCTGGCGTTGTCGTAAAGTTCTCGAAACAACGCAACAGAATCCATGTCCGAGTTCTTACCAACCCACTTACGTACTTCGGTGAAGTTCATTTCACGTAAGTTCTTCATGAGTTCTTTATATGACTCTTCACCGACATTGACTAGGATGCCAGTGTCAATCTTACCAGAAACAGAGTAGCGTTGAAGTTCGTTCAGAACCCTACGGTAATCTGGAAAGTGTTTTGCAACTACCTCGGCAACTACCTTCTGATCGAATTCAATGTTCTCTTGTTTGAGAATCTGGACTGCACGTTTGAAGAATGCAGCCATCGTATCTTGTTTGTCTTTGTTATCGATCTTGAAGTCAACCACTGCACAACGTGAGTGTAATGGTTCAATGATACGATTCTTGTAGTTACAAGTAAAGATAAAGCGACAGTTGGCAGAGAATTCTTCAATGAATGCTCGCAAGGCTGGTTGGGTTGAGTTTGGATTTAGGTAATCTGCTTCGTCAAGGATAACAACTTTCTTAGCATCAGTCAGTGATACTGAAGAAGCAAAGGATTTGATCTTTGTACGCAGAACATCGATACCAGATTCTTCTGAACCATTAATGAACAGAAACTCTGCACCGATCTCGTTACACAGTGCTTTGGCTACTGTGGTTTTACCAACACCCGCAGTACCGCAGAATAGGAAAGTGGGAAGTTCTCCCTGAGCGATGTACTCATGGAAAGTTTTCTTGAGTGACTCAGGAAGAACACATTCATCAATCTTCTGTGGGCGATACTTCTCTACCCATAGAAACATTTCTTCTCGGCTATTGATCATGACAACTCCATAATATAAAAAGGATAGAGGGAATTACACCCTCTCAAATTAGAAACCGAATACTGAGTCAGCTTCTACTGCGACGTAATAAACCAAGTCGCTGGATGTTGCTTTGAAACGAGAGATCTTCTTGCTGGAAATGCTAACGAGGTAGTCACCTGGAAGCATCTTTAGGTTTTCTACTTTCAAATTAACTTTGAATTCTTTGTCAGTAGAACCTACCTGAGCATTGTAAGTATTGCCAGTAGCATTCTTCTTGTCACCAACTTGGATAACCATCTTGCTACCGTCACCAACGATCTGTAGATCAGTTGCACGTAAGACTGAAGAAGTCTTTTGAATCATATTCAGCATGGTAGCTGTCAATGTGAATTCAATTTCTGCTTCTGGGAACACAATTGCTTTCTGAGGAACAACTAGATTACCAATCTCAGCAGCGAAATACTTAATGCTTGCGCCACCTTCTTTGATTGTTACATACTTGTCGCTGAAGTCCAACTCAGGATCATCGAACAAACTCATGGCACCTAAGAACTCATTGAGGTCATAGATTCCAAAGTCTGCAGGGAATGATTCAGCCACGACTGTGTCGGACATTACATTCTTCTGAGTTGAGATTGTGGCAAGTTTGTTGCCCTGCTTTAGTAGAAGGTTGCTGTTAATGCCAGCAAAGTTCTTGAATAGTCCTACGGTTTCTTTAGATAGTTTCATTTAATTTCCTTTTCAAAAATGTACATTACTATGTATAAACATTATACCCCAAAATGGTGTATATGTCAAATTTATTTGTTAGTTTGCACAGTTGGAGTAACAACTCCATTGATTACAAGTGTTTGTCCTTTGAAGTTAGCAATGGCAACTGGCAGTTGACGCATTGCTTCTGCTTCTGCTTCTGCTTTCAATAGCGGAATTGCCATAGGGTTTGCTTGCATGGACTCATTACGTTTCTTGGCAGTGGCTACTTTAACTTCTTCAGTCTTGTATTCGTTCTTTGCTTTAACCAATTCGTTGGCAGATGCAACAACAGAATCAGCAGGAATGATGTTACGAATTAAAACCTGACCGATTACAATAGTTCCATCTAACTTTTCTTCTGCCAGTGTGCGGATAATCTGCTCTTTGATTTCAGTTTCCATTGCTTGACGAGCATCACCCATTTCCAATGCTTCATACTTACGAGCAGCTTTATAGATAGCGTTACGTGCTGCATTGAAGATGTAGTTATACATCAAGTAAACATCACCATCATGAACAGCATGGAAGCTACGATTCTTACTGTTATAGATTTCAGCTACTTGTGCTTGATTGATATTGTAAGTAACCAGTGTGTCAAAGTCTTTCATTGTGCTATTATCTTTAGCTAGTGGAGTCATGTCTTCCACTTTGACAGAGATTTCCTTCACAGGGAATGTGATAACATTGCCAATGATAACCTGATTGAACGAACCTGGAAGCAACTCACCTGTGCTAACCTGTTTATCGAAGCCAACTCGCAAGCCGACCTCACCAGTTTCAATACGAGTACAACCAGATGCCAAAGCCATGGCGGCAACAATTGCGGTAACTTTCAAAACACTTTTCATATTCAATCCTTAAAATAAAACAACAATTAAAACCATGGCACCTACTGCCAAGAAAGAACAGATCATACTGTAGAGAACAGTTTTAGTTACATCCCATTTCTCTTCACCCTTTAGTTTTCTGAAAGCAGGAATACCAAAGTAGAATACTGCAAATAGAATTGCAAACACTAACCAAAGACGAATCATTTATCTTCCTTTGAATACTTCACATCATGCTCATACAAGAACATCAGGCAACACATTGCATGAGCCAAGTGGTTCTTGCCAGTTTCGGGATCATCTTGCTCTCCTTCTTTCCACGCCCAGAGATGCCTTTGCATTGCGTCAAAGTATCTACGCTTTGAGTCAGGAACATTCTTCCAATTATCTGGTTCGTATTTCTCCGCACCAAATGTTAAAATCTCCACTGTTGCTTTCAATGCAAGTGGAGGCAGCAAACCATATTGAAGTTTACCACCATCGAATTTGCGCCCACCAGTCGTAGCTGATTGGGACTTCTTAATGTCTTCTTTCGTTGCCATTAAATCTCCATAATGAAAAATGGGTCTGGATACCCGAGGAGAGTTCCAGACCCGATCACTTTAGCGTTTACGTTGTGCAGTAAAAGCAGCAGCACCGTAGACAGCGTTTGCCAATTGAACCATGCGCTTGCTTGGCTTACCAATGCGATACTTCGCAGTAGGTGTACCGTCAGCAAGTTTAGCACTGTTAGTGTAAACACAATGACCTTGCTCACGCAAGTTACGGATTGCAGAAGCTGGGTGCGAAATACCAAAGCTACCTGAAATTTGTTTAGCAGTCAATTCAGCACCAGTTTGCAAATAGTTTAATAGTTTTGCTTGTTTGGACATAATATCTCCATGTTACCATCTAAAATGAAAAAGATCGAGAGGGGGATGGCGTTCCCCTCTCGACTAAGGAAAAATAACAACTTAAACTTCGATACCATTCTCACGTAGAATAGCATTGAAGTCTTCAACGTCTTCATCATGGGCAACAGAGTCGTCAATGATTGATTGAAGACGAGACTTCTCAAGAGCAGGATCTGCTTTCTGAGTAGTCTTCTTCGCTACGGTCTTGACCTTTGCAGTCTTAACCTTAACGATCTTCTGCTTCACAGCAGTAGGTTTGACAGAGTTCTGAGCATAGTCGCTCAGTTCTTTGTCAGTAGGAACAGGCAGTTGATACAACCCACGTTCTACTTTGTTGCTCTTGAACAACCAGTTAGGATAACCGATCTTCGGAGCACCAGATGCACGCTTGGTAGCGAGATCTTGGGTAATGGCAACTACTTCTTTCAAAGTAATCTTACCAGTTTTCGTAATAGTAGGTTGCGCTTCAATCAAAGCAACAACACACTTCTTTTGTGACAGGGACAAGTCAGCGAATTTCAACATAATCAATTTCCTTTTCAAGTTTCAAATATAAGTATACTACGATTTCGAATTAAAGTCAAGTTTAAAATGGCACTTCTGTACTTGCATCTTGCACTGGAACAGTAGGGGCTACCGCTTCTGGTTCAGGATTGGATACCTTATCGAACAAGTCCTGGAATGCTACCTTAGTTGCAGAGTCAAAACGATTGCAACACAACTCAACTGCTTTCTTGCGATCTTTAAAGATTGCAAAGGCACGAACAATGTGGATCATACGACGAGTTGTGATTGTCTCATCCACACCACCATCATCAAAAGTGCGGCGAATTGCTTCAGCCCACTTGACGAGGGTCTCTGCGAATTCCTCATCAACGCATTGAAAGGACTCCATCAGATTCTTAATAATCTTCACTTCTACTTTGGCACTCGGGTATTCCTGTTCAAAGGTAACAGCGAATCGCTCCAAGAATGCTTCGTTCAATACGTTGGTACCGATGTAACGACCATCGTCTGAACCTTTACCCTTGGTGTTCGCAGTTGCAAGAACATTGAATCCAGGTGTAGGAATGATCATCTCATTCTTTAGTTTGAAGTAGTAAGGTTTACCCTCAAGGATCGGTTGCAAGCACAGCAAGGTATTGGCTGAGCCAGCGTCAATCTCGTCAAGTAGCAGAGTGGTACCATTGCGCATTGCGAGCAGGACTGGACCTTCCACAATTTCCACGTTACCATCTTCTAGGGTTTTCGAGCCGATGAGTTGTTCTTCATCAGTCATCATGTTCAAGTTAATACGGATCAAAGGACGTTTGTGCTTGGCACAAATCTGTTCGACCATGGTCGACTTACCGTTCCCAGTCGGACCAGAGATGTAGGCTGGGTAGAAAATCTTTGACTTGATAATGTTTTCAAGATCAGAGAAGTTGCCGAAAGGCACAAAGTTGGGATCCTTCTTGGGGATCAGGGAATCCATGTCTGCGTAATCCACAATAAAAGACTCTTCAGGTTTAAGGGCATTGTTACCGACCACTGGTGCTCTAGAGCCATCGATAGCATACAAGCCACGACCAACTTTATTTTCCATCAGCCACTTGGGTTGCTTGCTCGTGCCCAACGCACGCATGGTATCAAGCAGTTCTGAATTCTTCACAACACCATTTGTTTTGGCATCAGGGAACAACTCAAACAGTTTGGACTCAAAGTCCTGTACAAAAGTATTCATCAATTTTCTCCATCATAAAAATTTATTATACCACTATCATGAATTAAAGTCAAGTACTTTTTGCAGCACGTTGCAAATCTCGAATCAGTTCTTCGGTACTTGCTTCGCTATCTGCAGCCAATCTCAACAACTGCGATTCAAAAAACCCTGCTTGGTAGCCATAAGAATTTTGAACTTCTCGGAATTCACGTAGAGCAACGATCAGGCGACTGACCCTTTCTCTACGTTTATCCATCTCACGAATCAATTTGCTCATGCTGCCACCTTCGTTTCCATCATTTCGCTAAGGATGAACTTAGCGATATTGATATTTTTGCGTGCCTGATCAGTTGCCTGATCATGACCGAAAGTCATCAATTCTTGCGCATCAGATAACACACCCATCGCAACCATTTCCAAACCACTCAGACGAGCAGTAATGGAATTCATATATTCCTCACGGATGTCGGCTTCAGAGATACCATAGCACTTCGCTTCAAATTCAGTCATTTTCATTTCCTTTTCAATCATCATAATATAATTATACCAGCGATTGCAATTAAAGTAAAGCGATATTTGATAATCCCCTCAGGTTTAAAGGGGATTATTTCCCCTTTAAAATCAACAACTTACGCTACGTATCCGATAAATTGATTGAGTAGGACTCGGGAAGTCTTCCTGCCAGCCATCATTTTACTGAAATTCCTAGCGATTTGTCGAGCATTTTGCTTTTCATCAACAACCATCTCCCCCTCTTCAACGATAAGTTTGTTCTGAGGAACGATAAACAAGTCGTCACGACCAGTGTTCTTGATAGATGCAAAGCCATTGTCTCGGAACTCACGACGCAAGATGTCAACCATGGCGTAAGTATTTCCAGTGAAGCCAGGAAGATTACTCTTAACTGCTTGCTCAAGATCACGACGTTGGTTGCGGCAGATATAAAATCCAACCACATTGATATCGTAGCGAGACTTGATCATACGCAAGATGGCTTCAGTATGAGTGCTACCATTCTTAAAGATCTGATACGTATTTTTCGTAACAGGGTCTTGCAAGAAATGACGCATCTGAATCTTTTTGTATTCACTAGTGCTACGATCAACACGTTGCTCATCAAAATTACCGTAATCTGAAGAATTCAACGCATTACCATCACCATCAGTTAACGTAATGAAGGACATTTTCTCAACATTGTTGGCTTTGCTAAATTTAGCAAGATAACCAACCATGTATCCTAATGCTTCATTGAGTGGAGTACCACCAGTGCCATAGTCACCAGCATTAACACGATTCAACAAACGTGGTTGCAAAATGCGACGAACCATGGTATTAAATTCAACATTGCTCATTTTGCTTGAGAAGAATTCAAACAAACCAAAATTAGAAATTGCATTTGAAAGCATGTTTGGTTGAGTGTGGAATTCTTTTCTGCGTTCATACATTTTTGCTTCGTCTTTATAATCTTTCAACACATTATATTGAGAAGTAAAGGCAAATACTTGATACGGAATCTGAGCACGTTGGCAGAACATTGCAAGGTTGATAACCTGCTTTATGGTATCTTCCAACACAGGATCCATCGAACCCGACCAGTCAAGCAAGAAAACCATACCATGGTTCTTACCTTGTGGCAGAGTCATGATACGTTTGAACAGGTCGTCATTGAGTTTGTATGACCAAACTTTCTTCATGTCCAGTGAACCGATCTTAGAAGTCTGAGCACGTTTGTAAAGAGTTGCACTCTTACGCATCTCAAATTCTTTGAGTAGATAACTAACAACACGACCAGACTCAGTCATGAATTGTTCATAGTCTTTCTTAGACTTAGGACGTTCAGCAAGCATTTCCTCCACTTCTTTGATCTCATCGAGGATACGTTTGAATCCAATGATAGGATTAAATTCATACTTCTCATCGAGAGTGTAGTAGCGATACTCGGTGTTCTCGTCAGCCAGTTCCTCAAGTTTCTCAGTGAAATTCTTTTCGGTTTGAGATTCTAATTCTTTTTCAATTTCTTCTTCTTTGCGTTCAGCCTTTGCTTCCTCACGTTCTTCTTTGGTTTGCTTTGAACGACCAGATCCAGCTTGTTTCTTGTAATCTGGTTCTTGAGCATCTGCGCCATCAGATTCTTCATCCGAATCTTCGTAGTTATCATCAAAGTCGTCATCGTAACCTTCGACATCGTCATCTTCTTCATCAGAAAGTTCCAAGTCCTCTGGATTTTCTTGTGCTTCTTTACGACGTTTCTCGGCTTGTTCTTTTGAGAATGCGTAGATGTCATTTGCAAGAGCAATAACTTCGTCAACTGTTTCAGTCTTCTCTGCACGAGCAACAAACAGTTTTTCTTCAGATGAGAAAGTTACGCCACAGGAATATCCTGCTTTGTAGTAAAGGTTGATT